GTATTCAAGTTTCTCTATGTCCATTGTCGTCCACTCTCTCCTGTATTAGTCGTTTTAAAAACCATTCTGCTTTTAGTAAATCCTCTACTTCGTTGCCCAGATGCTTGCGTTCGTATCTCCATAAGTATTTAAAAATGGATCCCTTTAGGTAACCTTCAAATCCTTCTGGAGTCATGCTTGCCTTGATAACCTCAATACATTCAATGGGGCCTTCTTTGTAATGCTCCGGGTTAATGTTGTCTGGCATTCTCTACTTCCTCTAAATCATCAACAGTTATATCTTCGCAAAGATATTCCAAAAGTTTTAATCTACCTTTAAAATAAAACTCTTTGATAGTTCCGTCTGCATTTTCTAATATATCGCCCTCATCATTTGATAAATGAAATGTAGTATTAGAAACTACAGATTTATAATCTTTATAATCTTCCATCATTTCTCCTTATTTTTTATTAAATTGAATTCCTGGTTAATGATCTTGTTTACTTCGTACATATCTTCAACGATATTCTTATCATCTTCGTGTAGTTCTGCTTCTTTCATTATGTCGTTGTTGCAAATACAAACATTATCTATGGGTAAAGCCGTGTCCGGGATAACTTTAGTTTCAGGTGCTATATCTGCTACATACCAAACTCTGTATTCAGCTTCTCGGCTCGGTCTTTTATCTACTTTTCTTGTAGTGCATTTCTTACCTTGCTTTTTCATAAAGGTAGCTAAGCTATTTGCTTGTGTTTGAGTTAGCCCACCTACGGAGTCTCCTATTGTTAATTGGGGTACGATTTCCGTGTAGATACTGTTGTTGCTTACTGCGTTTTCAAATCTTTTTGGTATAGGTACGTCTTTATCTATTTTAAATTTCATTCTTACTCCTGATCTATGGTGTAGTAAACAGTTAGTTCCTCACCTTTCTTGATTGGTTTAATAGTATATAAATCTTTTATAGGGGATTCTGGGTAGAAGCCAACTACCACGCAATTAGGCGTATCTGAATGATTTAAAAATCCACCAACAGGTGTCCTTTCCCATTCGTCCGTAAACTGAACGTGACTTCTTCCTATAATTCTAGGTTTTGGAATATCTTGGGTAGCGAATAGACCTAGTCCGTCTATCTTAGAAGGTTTAATCGTTACCAGATCGGGAAGGGGTCGATACTTAAATTTCATCCTAGTTCCTCATCATTCCATTCAAATTTCCAACCAAGTTTGAGACATAATTGTTTATATGTCTCTCTCCCACTTGATGACATGCGTTGATATTCCCAACCCAAATCATCAACTAATTTCTTTATTTCTTCGTTCATATCCAACACTTATATCCCGGACATTCGTCCTTTGGCATTCCACAATGCTCGCAATACTTTTCGTCTCGCTCGCGTACTTCTTTGTTTACACGTCTAGCTATGTAAGGTTTAATGTTTATTACCTTGCTCATTAGTCTTTCTCCCACCATTTTTTTATAAACATATCATCAACACATTGCTGACACTCAGCTCTGTTGCCAACTGAATGAGAGATGACTGCTTTACGCATTAACTCTAGATCAATATTCCCATTTAATATTTCAGTAACCCACCCGTCACCACCCCAATAGTCGTATTCTTCTAAAAAGTTAGTGACACATTCAAAGTCAATATGAATTTTCTTTGTTGGTTCATTGTCGTTTTCCTTTAATTCCACCTCATAACAACTGCCTTCACCTAGATTTAAGTTGATAAAGTTTTCAGCTTCTTTTTCTGTATTAAAAGTCTCATCAAGAAGATACGTTGTCATAGTATCTTGATACCTTATTTTATACTTCATTAGCTTTTCTCCTCTGTCATTACGTCTGCTATCCCCACCATAAACCCAGCAGTTTGTTCTACTGCTAGAGGATTTAATGTTGTAGATAAAAGTAGTATCGCTAATTCCTTTCTTCTGTGTTCATCTAACTCCGCTAAACTGTAAACAAGTTTCATCATTTCTTCATCATTCATACTTGTTTCCCTTACAACATCATCAACATCTCCGCAGTCAATATCTGCTTCTGCGTTTTCAAAACAAGCTCCTTCATCACCCATACAACATCTGTCTATCCCTACTTGTTCACCTTGTTTATTAAATATTTTGTAAGCATGAGTTCCTAGTTCATCTCCGCGAAGATCATCAGTCTCCCAATGCTTCTCCCATTCTGGAGAAGGTTTTTGTTCATACACATAAATTGAATACCCCTTATATTCTTTTTCTTCTAAAAATTTCATAATTGTTCCTTTTGTTAATAAATTACATACCCACCTTATAATAAATATCCCATAAATACAACTCATTTCTACCAATAAAGTATAATATTTTTACTGTGGCACAACCTGAAAAATTGTTTTGGCAACAAGTACGAAAAAACTTGACGGAGTTTTCTTGGATTCGCTTGGAATCACGGGTTAATCACGGCATACCAGATGTTTTAGGCACTACCAAAGAGGGTATTTACTTTACTGTTGAATTGAAGGTAACAAAAAGTAATAGAGTTAATATGTCTCCTCACCAAATTGCCTACCATGAAGAACGTAAAAACTCCCCTGCTTTTATCTTGGTCAAGAGGGTCTTGGAGAGTAGTCCAAGAAAATATGACATTTATATTTATTCCTCTGACCAAGTAAGAGATCTCTCTGAACAAGGTCTCTCTCTTTCTCCCCTTTCTCTCTCTAGCCCAGTCAATTGGTCCTTCGTCCAAAGTCATTTGACCTTTCTCGTTAGAGATAGGACGAAGGAACAATTGACTGGGTAGCTTGCTTGCTTGCTTGTTTGCTCTGGGTCCAGCAACCGGGATGGTACTGGCTCGGGCTTCGCCCTCGCCCAAGCAAGCAAGCTGAAACGCTTATACTACAAGGGTTTCAGCTTGCTTGCTTGCTTGCTTGTTTGCTCTGGGTCCAGCCCGGGATGGAAGCTGGTAGTTAAAACACAGCAGTTGGTCGGTCGGAAACCCTTATGGGATAAGGGTTTGGGGGCTTGCTTGCTTGTTAGCTCTGCTCAGGAGTCCAGAGCTGGCCGGGACGGACATGGGCCTAATACCAATACGAACACTAACACCAAACACAAAAAAAGGACGGAAGCTGGGAGCTTCCGTCCTTTCCCACTATAGGAGAAGTGTTCTAGCTGATTGCGAATCCTCCTGATTCTCTGATGAAGTTCCTAAATTCTTCAACGTTCTTTATCTCAAAAGGGTAATGTGTTGCAAAGTCCTTACGTTCTCCTTTACCATGACAAGCGTTACATTCTCCTTGAACGTATTGATCGTTTCGTTCTCCTACTCCCTCACAAGTGTCGCACTTAACAAGAGGAAGATTATTAATAAAGTTGTAATAACTCTTTTTATATTCTTCCGTTTCTCCGTTGTCTAATGCTTCGGTTAATCTTTTGCAGATGACCTCGCATTGTGCTTCTGTGATTTCATGACCACTATTACTATGACCTAGTTCGTGATCTTCTTCGGTTAGTATGTCGTCATTTAACTGATAAACATAATCCCAAAGAGGTCGCCACCACCAAACATTGTTTCTGAAATAAGTACCAACGTTTTCATTTTGGTACTCGTTCAATTTCTCAAAGTATCTGTCCCAATCTTCGGACTTATAGTCCTCATGATTCGGTCGCTTTGGTCTTTCTGTTGTAGTCTGTGGATTTAATCCATAAACGTCCATTCCCATAATATTTCTCCATTAGTTAATAAAAGTGTAGTGCGCCCGTATCTTGAAGTAGTAAATAGAAGATTATCCAAACGCACTACATAGATGATTATATATAATTTGTCCCATACAAGCAAGCAACATCATAACTAATTCCTTCTAAGTCAAGGTGGAAGTTCCGTAATAGGAAAACAACCTTGACTTAGATTAAAAAGGAATTAATTATGATGTTGCTTGCTTGCTTGTTCTAACTAAAATTAAAAATGTCCCGGCTAGTCGTCAACTATAATTGCTAAATGTTTATAAATACCTTGTAAGGAGTCTTGTTCTTTTAAGTGATGATCTTCAACAGAAAGGGGATCGGTTTCTATTTCCATTTCAAATGCTACTACTCCCTTCACAAGAAAATTAATTTCTCTTGGTGTTAGTCTCCTAACTTTTCTTTTAATAATTTGTTTTCTAGGCATAGATCTCCTTGCTTGCTTGCTTGCTTGTTTGTTCTGACTGACCGGGAAGCCCTGACCTGGTAGCCCTGTGTGGTAGGGGTATAAAAAAATAGGGCAACTTTCGTTGCCCTATTTCCTTTGGGGTGATTAGTGAGTATGCTCGAACCATAAGTCCTCGACTAAAGGTATCATCATCTCTCTGCCATACTTGGCAACAGATGAAGCCATTAATCTATCCATGAGTTCGTCCATACAGTCGCAGTATGGAAGATGCTCAAGCACTTTTTCTTCAACTTCTAAAAAGACTTCTGTCATTCTCATCTTATCTCTCCTCTTATTGTATCAAGATCGCTTTCTAAACTATCTAACTTCGATATAATCCTATCTAATTTAGAATTGATATTAGAATCTAAGTCTGAAACTCTATCTTTAATTTCTTCTAGTTTATTACTCATGACTTCTTCCTATAGTTGCGTGGAGTTATAACCTTTCCACTTATGTTTATGTCTACTAAATTAAAAGTAGATGCTCCACATATAAAACCCAAAGCAAACAGAGTTATGGCTACAAGGTAGCCATACTCAAAACCATAATAAAGTGCTGACCCAATGCTAAAAGGGATACACATGCTACAGAATACAATATCTCTCATGATAATCTCCTTTGCTCTTGGATAACGATTGCACCATGCTCTGCTTCATGGTCTTCTAGTAGAGGTGTGTCCTCTAGTATCTGACCATTGGCAACAACAACAATGCCATTGATGACAAGACTAGTGCAGTTCGGCTCAATTGCCTTTGCTACTTCTAACCCATTATTATTAAACATACTTATTTTTAGTTTCATAATTTTCTCCTATTAGTTATTAAAATAAGTATGTATATACTAAAGGTTAGCAAGCTATGTGTCCATAAGATATATACATAAATATCTTATATAGTCAACTCTTTTCGCGTGTGTGTTCGCCTTGCCTCGCTTCGCTCGGCTTCGCTCGTTGGGGGGGATAGGCACTAGAATGAAAGTAATAGATATTAATAGAATGAATCTAATGTCATATCCAATAGATATGCCTTCGGTCTGCATTAGAATGAATCTATTAATATCTATTACATTGAATCTAGGGCCTATCCCCCCCAACGAGCGAAGCGAGTGGGTTTTATATTAGAGAAAAAAATAGACATGGAGAGAATATCCAGAAACTTTGACAAATAAAGCGACCCCCTTCATTATGTAAAAAGTCAAAAACGATATGGGGTCAAAAAATTTTAAAATTTCAAAAAATTTGGCATGAAAATCTGCACAGCCTGTAAACAAGAACTGCCAGAAGAAGACTTTGAAATTACTTCAAATCCGAAAGGAAAATATTTCCGTAGTGTTTGTAAATCCTGTAGAACCAAAATTGCAAATCGCAAAAAATCCTCATCCCCAGAAAAATATTTAAGACATCTATACACTCAAGCAAAATCAGCGAGAAGAAATTCAGGTATTGAATGGAATATAGAAGCTATAGACATTGTTGCGTTGTGGCATGAACAAGACGGCAAATGTGCTTTATCAGGTGTTTTTATGACGTGGCAAAAAGACGGAGGCGGAAGAAAAGAATTGAATGCTAGTATTGATCGTATAGATCCCCATAACGGTTATCTACCAAATAATGTACAATTGGTTTGCAGTAGAGTAAATATTTTGAAGCATAACTTGACAGAAGACGAATTATACTGGTGGTGTAAAAATATAATCACATTAAAGGAGTTGAACTGATGGCGAAGGCATCCTACGATATAGACTTGGAGCGGTTAGCAGAGCAATACCCTGATGCTACAAAAGAATTACTTGAACTAACAGAGGCCTTGAACGCTAAGCAGCTTCAAAGGGAGGGGCAAGATAAGTTCCTTCGATACATAAAACACATGTGGCCAGACTTTGTGGAAGGCAGGCATCACCAAATATTTGCTGAGAAGCTAGAAAGAGTTGCAAAAGGAGACCTAAAAAGACTTATTGTCAATATGCCACCTAGACATACTAAGTCTGAATTCGCATCTACATTCTTTCCTTCATGGATCTTGGGCCGTAATCCAAAGTTGAAGGTCATGCAAATAACGCACACCGCTGAATTAGCTTTCCGTTTCGGTAGAAAGGTCAGAGATTTAATCGACTCACCTGCTTATCAAGAGGTATTTCCGGGCGTACAACTAAAGGCGGATAGTAAATCAGCGGGAAGGTGGGAAACCAATGGCGGTGGCGAAGCGTTCTATTCAGGTATTGGTGGTGCGGTAACAGGACGTGGTGCGGATCTACTTGTGTTGGATGATATTCACTCAGAGCAAGATGCCCTCTCGCCCACGGCCTTAGACAACGCTTGGGATTATTATTCATCTGGACCACGACAAAGGTTACAACCGGGCGGTGCTATTGTTATTGTGATGACAAGGTGGTCAGTCAAAGATTTAACTGGCAGACTCCTTAGCAGGCAAGTAGAAGACCACGCCGACCAATGGGAAGTTGTGGAATTCCCAGCTATATTTCCCGATAGTCAAAAACCTTTATGGCCTGAATATTGGAAAATAGAAGAATTAGAAGGGGTAAAAGCCTCTATACCTGTAAGTAAGTGGGAAGCACAGTGGATGCAAAATCCTACTTCTGAAGAAGGTGCTATTTTAAAAAGGGAGTGGTGGAAGATTTGGGACAGTGATGAAGTTCCACAAATGCAGTACGTTATACAGTCGTATGATACGGCTTACACGAAAAAAGAAACAGCAGACTATTCTGCTATAACGACGTGGTGCGTATTCTACCCAGACGAGGGGTCCCAGAGACCAGCTCTATTGTTACTCGACGTAAAGAAAGGTCGGTGGGATTTTCCAGAGTTGAAAAGGCAAGCGTACGATCAATATCAATACTGGGATCCAGATACCGTAATCGTAGAAGCTAAAGCGAGTGGGCTACCGCTAACCGACGAACTGCGACATTCTGGAATTCCAGTGGTGAATTACTCACCCGGCAAAGGACAAGATAAAATTGCGAGGGTAAATGCAGTTGCACCGATGTTGGAATCAGGTATGGTGTATGTTCCTGAAACACGTTGGGCGGAAGAATTGGTGGAAGAATGTGCGGCTTTCCCTTTCGGAGATCACGATGATTTGGTAGACTCCACTACGCAAGCGTTAATGCGTTATCGACAGGGAGGATTTATTGGTTTAGAATCTGACGATGATCTACAGGATAATTATCCGCGCAGACTAAAAGAATATTACTAGGAGTTAAAAATGGCAGATAAAGGTGAAAAAATAAAGGACCAAGGATTTGTTCCTTACGCAAAACAAAAAACAGTAGCAACTTCCAAAGGACCACAGCCTGGAGCAGGTAAAGGCAAAAGCCGTGGTAGAGGAGCTGCTGAAAGAGGCATTAAGTTTACTGGCGTTTACTAGGAGAACAACATGGCATTAGGACCATTAGTACAAGGCCTTATGAGAGGCATCGGTAGCTTACGTGGAAGAAGTCCTTCATCAAGAATGGACAACGTTCTTAAAAGTATGAGGACGGGTCAACAAGCAGGTGAAAAATTTAACAAACTTACTCAAAATCAATTAGACGATATAGCTGCGAAGTATGGACGGGAGACCCAAGCCTTAACAGACAGCGTAACTAGAGGAACTACTTCTATAACGTCACAAGCAGGTTACGCCAAAAAAGCGCAAGAATTGGTGGATAAAGGAGACGAGATTACTAGGCTTATAAAAATTCTTGAATCACAAATGAGTTTAACAAAAACCATGGGTGAAGCTAGACAACTTATGGAAGTCTTAAATAGGATGCGAAAATTTGATAGTTTAATAAAAGGAACTATAGCAAGTTTAGGAGCGGGTACAGCAGGAATGTACTTTGGTGCATCTGAACAGCGTAAAAACCCTGATTTCTACGATCCAGAAGATAATCCATTTAAAGGAATGTTTGGCAGCCCCGAAAAACGAATGGGTTCAGGTGTCGCTTTAGATGCTGTAGGAGAAGCTCTAGAAGACATGGATAACAAAGTAAATGGCAGAAAATAATGGGAATTATAAGTCTCCTTAAAATATTAAAAGAAGGCGGAGGTTTTCTAAAGGATTATGTATCGCAAAGATACATTCCTAATGCTATGCGTAAAACCAGAACAGACGAAGGTTTTGAATTTTTAGATGAAGGCGACATATTGATGACGCAAGCTCTAAGAGGAACAACAAAAGAGTTAAATGACTTAGCCGAGAAAAAAATAGCCCAAGGTCAAAAAATAATTGATGATTTGCAAAACGCAGATCCTAAAATTACGTCTATTGGTAATCCAAACGCAACAAGACAACAATTTGAAAAAATAGAAAGTGAACTTAGAGATATTGAAAGAATAACTGCACAGCTAAAACAAGCCGCAAGCGTGGCAAAAACTTCGCAAGAAGGAAAAATGATAATGCAGCGCGCTTACCAAATGGAAAAAGTAGGCAGTCTTATAAAAGGAGCCATGATAAGTTTAGCAGGAGGTGGAGCAGGACTCTATTTGGGAGCAAGAGGAGAGGACGCTAACCCTGATTTTTACAAACCAGAAACAGATCCATTTCGTAAGCAACCTTTAGATTCAGCAGACGAAGCGGTAGATAACATGATGGAGAAAAATTTTGGGGAGAAAACTGCAAATGTATTAATGGATTTTTTATCTCCAATTCCAAGATACGTAAACAAAGATAATGGCAGAAAATAGTAAACCAACCAATATAGAAAGATTGTCGGATCTTATAGATCTGGAAGTCGAAGACGGCACAGAGGTTCAGATCGAAGAACCTATGGCTCTGGGCGGAGCAGGTGATATAGCAGTTGAATTAACAGATGACGGAGCAGAAATAAACTACTCTCCTGATGTTGACGTAATTGACACTACACCATTCGATGCGAATTTAGCGGAGTACATTGATGAAGGCGAGCTAGGACGGATTGCTTTTCAACTGATAAGTGATTTTGAAGAAG